AAGTCCTGAAAGACTTGAGGCTCTTCAATTATTTTTCCCATTTCTGAAAGCTGCTGCTCACAAGTTTCCTCAATATCAATTTGTTCCAGAACAAATTATGGCTGCGTCAAGAGAAATGTTATCAGACAGAGAATTACAAAGACAAAAAGAATATAAAGCTGGATTATGAACCTTGTAAAAGAATCCATAGAATCTATATTAAAACCCAAGTCACTAGTAGGGAAAAAATTTTGTGTTGAAAGTACAGCAACAGGACATGTTGAATTTATTTTGGAAATAGTCAAAGAAGAAAATGGATATTATACATTTGCTGTTACTTATAATTCATTTATGATTGAAGGCCCAGATGTATTCTCAATGATTAAGGGGGACTCAGCAATCTTAAATTTAGATGAGATGAAGGAACTGCTAGAGTATTACGGATTCAAGGAATTAGATAAAGAACCTATTAAAAAACTAGATAAAGAAATCAAGGAATTACAAAATTTTAAAAAATATTTACAGTCTCTTTTATGAAAGCAAGAAAGGTTTCAGATATTTTAAAGCCTAAACCTGATGATGACATCATGTCAGAACTTTTAGAAGTTGAACCTGACAAACTAGATGTCATGTTTTCTATTTATAAAAAATGGAATCCTATATTTAAAAAAGAAATAAATCGTCCCGAACTATCTTCGTTTGGAGATAAAGTACGTGCTTTCAAAAGAGATTTAGAGATTGAACAAAATAAAATAAAAGATAGTGGTTATCGTGAAGAAGGCAGTACAGGATTTCGTGGTCTATTACGTTTAATTGACTGGTGGGAAAGTGGCAGATATTCCATAGAGATGCTTGAAGAAATGATAATGAATTGGATGAGTACTATAGAGGCGGCATTAAAAGATTTTCGTAAAATGTCCAAACGAGATTATCATCCAATTAAAGAAGATACAACCAATATTTTTAAACCTAAGCCTCAAGAAGAATTTCTTCCACTAATTAATGATAAATTTCCAATATTTCTAGAAGTTTATAATACACTTTTTTCGGATTATAAATTTAACGTATATAAAGATCCGGCGAATCGTATTAATGTATCATGTGAATTTGACACAAAATATTTCACTATATGGTTTCATCAAGATGATGAAGAAGAATATCCTAGAATTGATATGGGAGCATATCGTAAAGAGACTCCAAGAGTATTTACTCCTTATAAAATAGTACAAGATGTAAAAGATGCTTCTGATTTTATAGATATGGTTTATGATATTGAAAAACAAATTATTGATATTAAAAAAACAAGACCATATAACGTTCATTCTATTACAATCAACGAACTATCCAATATATTTTCGAAATATCCTCAATATTTTTCAGATAGGAACGTAAAAGATTTAGTTTATTTTTTTAGATCATTTGGCCATCACAAATATGTAAATGAAGCTATAGGAGATATTTTAAAACCTAAATCGGAAGAAGAAATAAAAAAAGAAATACGCAAACTTTCTGGAGATGATCTATGGGATTTATGGAAAGATACAGGACAAAAAGAATATTTAAGGTATGCGTTAAAGAAGAGAATTACTTTTCGAATAGGCAGTGAAGATATAGCTGATGCGATTCAAGAATTTCCAGATGCAGCCGAAACATTATTTCCTCTTATAGTTCAAAATTTTCCATATAATTTAAAGAAAGAAGGACAAAAATATTTTCTTTATGCGGATTGGTATGACGAATTTGCTGATTTATTTATGGAAAGTAATGATTTGTCATCTGAATCAATTCAAAAAATATTATCGGGGGATTCATGGGATTTATTTGAACGATATGGATCTGAGAATATGAATTTAACCGATGAAATATATTCTATTCAAAAGATGGAAAAAAATAAAGGAGTTGCATATTTTAAATCCTTAACAGAAGAATTAGTAACTAAATTATTGGAGTATTTTGATTGGTTTAATTATGACAATACAATGGAAATAAAAAATTTAAAAACTCTAACAGATGTAGCCAAATTTTTAGTCAAATATCAAAACGAAAGAGAATTAGACGAATTTGTTGAAGCTTTTGAAAAAGCGTTGAATGAAACAAGGGGGGTTGCTGATGAAGCTCAGGCATTTAATGAATTAAAAAATTCTTTAGAAAATGAATTAGGATTCAAATTCGATAAAAAATATTACAGCGAAAGCGATAAATGCTATAAAATTCCTCTTTCAAAAGATTCTATAATACAACTATTTAAAAAAGCAATGATTGATGATGAAAAGATAAAATATAATGCTCCTTATTATGGTTATCAAGGAAACATTTATGATCATCCAGATGTTTTTAATGATAGCTTAAGTAACAGTATCTCAGAAATAGATGAAGGCTAAAAAGGTATATGAAAATGTATTTAAACCCAAAATTTTAGAGGGAATTGAAAAGGAGGGGTATGAGATAGTTAGACAATTAGAATCTATGGGGTTTCGTTGTTCAGCTAGACATTATCATGGTGTTTTTCTTATTAATTTTTCAACACAATATTGGAAATATAATTGTGATGTTGCTTTTGTTGATAAAGAAAGCACATCTGAAAGTATGCAAAAAGAGTTTTATATTTTAAATCAATGGTATGCCAATTTAAGCACTGGATCCCCATTTACAGCTGAATCTTGGCAAAAATTAGTTTCCATGATTGCAGATAAAATTTTTAATCTAGGAAGTAATGATTTAGATAGATTGATCCAAGATAATCAAACAAGAATTACAGAATTAAAGGAAAAATTAGAATCAGAAGAAAGAGAAAGAGAATATTTAAAAAATGCACAGAGAATAATAAATGAAGGCTAAAAAAGTATATGAATCAAGTATTTTGAAACCTAAATCTATTAGTGAAATAGTGGGTTCATTCATTAATTTGCCAATAGGTGAACAAGTAGAATTCTTAGATGATTATGAAAATAGAAATATTATTCCATTCGAAAATTGGCCACTAATTTTACAAATAAAAGAACAATTAAAAAACAATTCGCAATTTGACAGTATGTTTAGAGTTACATCTAATAATGCACTTACTAAGTTTGTTTGGTCATTTAGTCCTGATGAACAAATAGGTTCAGAATTTAAAATTTATAATCGCCTTAGTAATAATATTCAACCAATCAATGTTGAACAATATAATAATGAACCAGACACTATTCATGTTTATGAACAAGCCGATACAGCCAATGAACAAGTAATTGAATCATATGATGGATTTATTAAATGGTTGAATGATGATTATCTTTGGAAAAAAGAAAAAATTCAAATAAATCCTTAAATTTGAACCCACTCTCCATCTATTTTTTGTAATTTATAATCATCAATCAGACGATATAAAGTTCTTTCGCTAATTTGTAATTGTTCTGCCGCACTTTTTAAAAATCTATTTCTATTTAAAGCTTTTAATATTAAAATAAATTTATTAAATTCCAAGTGAAGTGGTCCTATTTCTTTTACATTATTAGATTCATGTAAATAAATTCCAGCAGTTTCATTAACTAATGGTCCATTTCCTAAATCTATTCTTCCTATTTTATAAATAAGTTCAGATTCAAACGAATAAGCAACGTCAACAGGAAGATCCTCTCTTATTTTTATTATTTGATAGGTACCATTATTTATTTTTTCAAACAATCTCTTATTTTTAGTCCCATTCTGATGAGATAACATTCGGTCCCCTCTTCCTTTTCCGATATAAAAAGGTTCATATTCAAAAACAATTTTTCCTAGAGATGATTCAATTTCATATCTACCATGAATTTCTAAATTAAGATAAGCATAAACATAATATCTGAAGGTCATGTCATATTTTTATTATATATATGACAAGAATGATAAAAATATGACAAAGATGACAAAATTTTATCATTGGCATTTTATTTGAAATATTTAGCATTGATAATTTAATGTTAAACTAAAATAAAATAAATGCTATGTTACCAGTAATTAGAAATTCAAGAACAAACAATCTATCTTTAGTTGACGATTTATTTGATACCTTTATTAGAACTTGGGATGATCGTCAAGAATTATCATCTTATTATTATGATGAACAAACAAAAGACCACATCATCACAGTTCAAGCTCCTGGATTTAAGAAAGATGATATCGAAATTGAAGTAGATAACAAGGGAATTTCTATTAAAGGAGAAATAAAAGATGAAAAAACTAAAGGTAGACTTCGCAGAAACACATTCCATTATGCAATGAGTCATTATGGAATTGATTCTAAATCAGTTGAAGCATCCTTAGAAGACGGAATCCTAACTATTAAATTTAAAAACGAGAAAGATAAACTTTCAAAAAAGATTGAAATTAAATAAGAAAGAGGGCCTAAAACCCTCTTTCTTCTTCTAAATATTTTATTAAATCATCATAGCTTCTAATCTTATACATGGGTATCATTCTCATTCTCTCAGTAATAAACGCAGCGTAATCCATACCCTCATATTGCCCAATAGTTTCTACTCTTTTGTTTTTACCATCATTAAATACGAATGTTATATCACACAGTCCTAAATTGTGCCATTGTTTTGTATAATCTGGTCCACTTCGTATTTGAAATCGAGGATCAATCCTCATTTTAAATGCTAATTGAATTATTATTGGAAAATATTGTATTAAATTTAGATCAAAATTTTGAGAACGATATGATCTCATTGCTATTTTAATTTGACTTTCAAAATCTGTTGGAAAGTCATTCATTATATCTTCTTGAGATTTACTCTTAAAAAGATCTTCTATCGATTCACAAACAATTTTATTCATTAGCCAAAATAAGGATAATCTATTCGCATAAAATCTTCAAGATACCATTTATTATCATGTTCATCTTTGAAGAATGCCTTTGCTTCTCTTTCATCTTCATCTGTCCATCCAACTTCCTCATCTGATTCTTGATCTCGATAATCATATTCTATTTCTGCACCGTGAGGAATTATTTCTCCTGTAAATCTAAATTCAACACTATTTCCGCTATCTACAACTTTTAATTCAATACCAGTATTTGTCAAAGCCATGGCACCATCAGGTTTCCAATCATTTTTATAATAGTTTTCTATTATATTATGAGCTACTTCGGAAGGAGGAGTTTTATTTTCAAATCCATCTTTAACTAATTCTCTATATTTTGAAAATACAATTTCATCTCCATATGCAACTCGTTGTCTATCAATTTCTCTGTCAACCATATCAGCATATTCTTCTTCCTCCGTATATTCAAGTGCTTTTCGTATTTCGTCTCTAGATTTTGGTTTAAGAATATCGCCAACTGATTCTTTCATAGGTTTATTTTTTTGAAGCCATTTAAGTATAAAACTTTCAGTGTCTAAATATCCATCCCAATCCGAAGAACTATCAATATCTTTTAAAGCTTCTAAAACTTCATTATATGGTGGGTTTAAATTATTCATAACCCACTCAACTACTTTTTGCATGCCCATATAAATAGCCTTAGATAAAAATGTAACTCTAAAGGATCTACTTTTAGACCAAATTCTCTGAATTTGTTTATGTTGTAACATCTCAATAATTAATTCTTCAGAACGTGATTCATGAAATGCAATCCATAAATTTCCTGATGATCCTCCTGTTTTTTCATTATATGAGTCAAGAGGTTTTGCTCCACGCTTTAAAGCATATCTAGCATACGCGATATTATGTTGATAAAGAGCATTTCTTAAATGTTCGGTTGGATGAGAAAGTGGACCTACTATTTTGTAATCTGGATGTTCATCAAGATTTTTTTCAATTTCTTCTTCTGTTTTTCCCTTTAATAAATCTCCAATAGATTCTTTTACTTTTCTAATATTTTTTCTTGCTGGTTCTATTGCTGGTCTTCCTCCTTTGTTACGCATTAAATTTATAAAATCATTAAAATCTTTGATGATATAATAATCATATCTACCTTTATCATTTGCAATTCCTAAAACTACCTTTCCATTGTGTTGTTCATAGTGAATTCTATATCCCATATAGTTAAAAGAAATAGGCCATTCTCTTGGATCAAATCTAAAAAAGAAATTTTCTACGGTTGTTGAAACTTGCGGGGACCAATTAGTATAGTGTGTAGAAATGTAAGAGACAATTTTAGCATATAGAGGATTAATATCTTTTAAATCATTATATAAATCTTCTTCTGATTTGCCCTTAAATATTTCGGATTCAGTTATGAATTTAGCCTTCACTAATCAAGTTTATTTTATATATCAAATTTCTAACAATTTCGAAGTTTAGAATATATAAATAAAAATGCTTAAATGATTCGAGAAATATACAATAGAAATCCTAGTGATCCTAATTTCAAGTATGGTGTTTTAGAACATTCAGATCCTATTGAGAGCATTATATCCAAAATAAAAATGATACTTGGAACAAGTCAGGGACAAGTTCTGGGAGATTTAAATTTTGGTGTTGGATTAGAGGATCTTATTTTCGAAACACGTATAAACAAGATGGAATTAGAAGAACGAATAAAATCACAAATAATGCAGTATGTTGACGAATCAAAGGATTATCAAATAAGTCCTAGTGTTTCTTTTGGTAAAGCAAAAGAAGGATATGATTACGCGGTCGTCGACATTTTTATAAACAACCAAAAGGTCATCGGAGTATTGATACAATAAATGAGAGCACAAAAAGTATATGAAGCATTAGGGGATATTTTTAAACCTAAACCCAAAGAACAAATAAAACATGAATACTGGGATATTGTTCAAGGAGATACATTTAAGCCGGTTGTATTTCGAAAGGCAAAAAACGGCGAGGAAGTTAGACTTTATAACAAAACAAGATTTCCTAAGTTTAGAGTAGAATACGCAAAAAAAGGAAACCGAATGATAAATGCACAAGAAAATGATTATGTTGTTACAGGATTTATATTTGTCGAAGAAATATACAATGGACAATTATATTGGGAATGGAAAATACCTGAATGGACATTAGACGGAAAATTGGCAATTGAATATGATTGGTACAAACCTGGAATGGAAATAGATCCAATAACACCTGAAGAATTTGATAAATTACCAGAAAAAGATTAAAAATAAAAAATATAATGGCAAATAATAACGACCAAAAATTTGAATTCTTTAAGACATCACGAATTCGTTTTAGCGAATTGTATCAAGATGCGCTTAATTTCATAAAGGCTTCATACGAAGATATAGGGCAATATTTTACAATGGCTTCTCCAATGGGGCAATTGTTACAAATTACTCTTCATTTTGGTAGAATGATTCTCTTCTACATTGAAGATGCTGTAACAGAATTAAACATAAATACTGCTTCACGTCCTGCTAGTGTAAAAGGTATTGCTTCTCTAACTGGTCATAACGCTTCAAGAGCAATGGCTGCAAGAGGAACTTTACGCCTAACTTATAATGGCGAAAAGATTAATATGTATGGAAATACCGTTGCCATTCCAAATTATACACAATTAACTTCTGTAACTAATGGTCTTATTTATACTATCGTTCTTCCTGGTGAAGAAATTCGTTTAGATCTAACTAACATCACTAATTTTATAGATGTGAATGTGATGCAAGGAAAGCTTGAATATCAACAAGCTACCGGAACCGGAGACCCTCTTCAATCTTACAATTTCCAAAATAAAAAAGGAGCAGGAATTGACAATTATTTCGTGAATGTTTATGTTGATGGAAAACGTTGGGAAAATCGAGATTCTATTATTGATATGGGATTCAATGAGGAGTCTGTTATGGTTAAAACAGGACAAACAGGAGGCATAGATATTTTCTTTGGAACGGGATATAATGGTAAACCACCAAGAATTGGGTCAACAATTTTAGTCGAATATTTGTTAACTGATGGAGAACCTGGAAATATTAAAACCCCTGCAACAGAATCTGAAGCTAGTTGGAAATTTGTTACTAGAGGTTATGCGTTAAATGGAGAAGATATTGATTTGAATAAAATTTTAAAGGTGTCTATTAAAAATGATATTCTTTTTGGAACTCTTGAAGAACCTCTTTATCTAACAAGATTATTAGCTCCTCATATGTCAAGATCATTTACACTTGCAAATGCAGACAATTACATTTATTTTCTTCGTAAATTAAATATGTTTACAATTGTAGATGCAATTCCTGGATTTGCAACATTTGAAGATAAATATGCGCTAGACAAATATAATCAAGCAAAAGACAATTATGAAATTGTTAATGAACAATATAGAAGTTTACTTGCAACTGTAGGAGCTGATTCCGAATTATCTAAAACTAAAAAGACTCAATTAGATAATGCCCAAAATGAAGTATATAAATGGCAAGGAATTCTAGAAGAACAAAAGAAAGATGATAATACAGTTTATTTGTTCTTAGTTCCGGATGTTAATAAAAGAATTTCTGCCGCTCAAAACTATTATTCTTGTACATTAGATTCATTTCAACTTACAAACAATGAAAAGACTGCCATCTTGGACCTCATAGAGGACAGTGGACAAAGAATTATTACCGTGGATAATGCTATTATGTCTTTAAAATATCCACGTTTCGTGCTTAATCTAACATTAATCATTTATGAAGGATTTGATTTTGATTCTATAAGAGAATCCATTATCTCTAAAACATCTGAATATTTCTTAAAAAATACAAGAAGAGATAGAATACCTGCATCAGATATTGTTCGTATAGTTGAGGCTATTGAAGGTGTTGACTCTGTTTCAATTTGGTTTGACGCAGATAAAAACAATTTAACCATTTATGGTGATAGTTATGGATTAGATGATTATGGAGATATAATTCTAGAACGTTATGTTTATGATGCATTTGGAAATAAAGTCCCTGTAAAAGATATTTACCCATTAATTCGCGGAGGATTTGAATCTGTTAATGGAACTTATTATGATGATTCAACCGAAAAGAATAAATTATCAACTTTGAACATAAATCTTAGAGGAACAACTCCTATTGATTTTAATTCAAAGAATAATAAAACTATTGTAAGTAATATTTAATGAAAGCGAAATTAGTTAAAGAAAGTATGCAGAATATTTTATCTCCCAAATCAAGAGATGAAATTGTTAAGGATGTTGCATTAAATAAAGAGGTTTTAAATTACTTATTAGATAATGGATGGACATATACAGATACCTTTTCCACACCTTTTATGGGAGATGATAAAAAAGAAATCGTATATCATACATTTGAAAAAGAAGGAATTGAAGTATGCGTAAACAAATTTGATGACTTAAATGATTTAAAAAGATACATATCAGACACTTATTTTTAAAATTATAAAAAAGCATGAGAGCACAAAAAGTCAATGAAGCGTTAAAAGATATTCTTGTTCCTAAATCAAAGCAACAAATTAGGAAAGATATTAAAAGTATTAATGATCCACAACAAATATTAAGATTTAAAGTAAAAGAAGCTTGTGAAGAATATTGGAAAAGAGAAGGAATCAGATTTGGAAAAATAAATTCTGATTCAGAATTTAGTAAAAAATATTACTACTGTAATGCCAAAATAAGAGAAAATACCCCATTTATGCCAGAATATGCTGATGTAAAGGGGACTACAATGGGTGCATTTAATGAATTATATGGAAGATTTGTGTTGAAGAATGGTAAATTATCAAATACAACACAATCAATAGCCTATACAACTGTTGATAAACGTTAATATTAAAAAATGGCAGCAAATAATCAAATAAAAAATCCAAGAAAAGGTGTTTACGCAAGAAACACTTATAAAGTTCGCTTGCCTTATTTTTATCAGGCAAAGCATAATAACGATCAGTTTAAAAATTTAGGATATGATTATCGTGGAAAAATTTTACGAAGCATAACATCTCCTGAATTATGGGCCAATCCATTACAAACAGGAATGATAGGGCAAATTGAATCCATGATGACATATATATTAGAACAAGCAAAATCCATTAAAAAATGGTTATCAATTGCTCATGATAAAGATACTCTCTCAATCAATTGATATATAAAATAAAAATGAATTTTGTATATGTAACAACTAATTTAATAAATGGAAAACAATATGTTGGATCACATGATGGAAGTGAAAACGACGAATACTTGGGAAGTGGAAAAGTTTTTTTAAAAGCCTTAAAAAAATATGGAAAACAAAATTTTAATAGAAAAATTTTGGAATATTGTGATCCATTTTATAATGTTATATTAGAAGAAAAATATATTAAAGAATTAAATACATTAAAACCAAACGGATATAATTTAAGTCCAACAGGAGGACATGTTAGGGGAAAATTATCAAAAGAAACTATAGAAAAAATTAGACAAAGTAATTTAGGAAAAAAACGCTCCATAGAAACAAAACAAAAACTTTCAAAATCTTTAAGTGGACGAAAACTTTCTGAACAAACAAAGGAAAAAATGAGTAACTTTCAGAAAGGAAGAATTAAATCTGAAGAAGAAAGAAAAAATATTTCAGAATCAAAAAAGGGACAAAAAAATCCGATATATGGAAAAAATCCTTGGAACAAAGGAAAAACTGGATTTAAACATTCGGAAAAAACAAAACAAAAAATGAGAGAATCCCATAAAAGAAACTATAATTAATGAGACCAGAACTTTGGAGAATATACGATAAAAGAGGTAGTAACTTAAATTTAACTGCTGATTCATATATTAATTTAGAAATAGCTTCTGACGTTGGTCAAGATGCAGATGGTTATGCAGTTACAGATCCATCAGGAAATATTATTAAAACTGTAATAACCAATTGTGGATGGAATTATGATTCAGATACACAGGTTCTTATAGATTATACATTTAGTGAATTAGGTACTCCTTATGATGTTTCGGCTAATATCACATATAAAGATGTATCTGTATTTGATCCAGAAGCTAGAAATTCACAAGCTATTGATACTATTACTATCAATTTCCCTGACTCTTCTGATTATATGTACCCTGCTGTCACATATATCGGTGCAATATTCTTGGATCCAATTTCGCAAGGTCTTGTTGAAACCCAACATTTAACTATTTTAGAAGAAATATCAACAAATGTTTTTGTTACTCCATACGATACTTCTAATTCAATTCTTATATTCAGAATGGTTGGAGAAGAAGATGTTATACAATTTTTTGATGTAGATCCACATTCACAAGAAATTATATGGACAGACGAATTAGTATATGATGTTAGTCAATATCAAATAAATCAAGGGATCCAATTAAATATTGGATTTAGATCTGATGATGAGGGTGTATATGAAAGAAAAATCATCGCCTATCATCGAGTAGGAGATCTTGATATTCCTCTTGTAGAAATAATTGTTAACGCTCAATCTATTGGACAAGATGAAAGACTTGATACATTAATTCAAAACTTTGGGTTATTTAATCCAAAGGCAATTCCTACATTATTTAAAGAAGCTGATATAAATGAAGATATGCCTGATTGGCAGTTATTAAATTACAAATCAAAACACATTATATTAGAGCATGATAAAATTATGCCATTTATTGGTACATATAAAGGACTTATAAATGCAATAAAATGGTTAGGATATGATGACATTTATGTTAAGGAATGGTTTAAAGATGTAAAAGAAAATAAACGATTATCACTTTATGTTCCATACGATGCAGATGGAAGAAAAAGAACAATTAAATATTTTACTCCTGAAGAGAGAAAGAATCTTAAGAAATTAAATCAACTATCTCTATGCTATTGTATTACAAGAGAAACTGGGGAAGTTGATGAATGGGGAAATCCTATTACTGAGAATTGTTATGAATACAATTTAAATGAAATTCTTTTAAAACTCTATTCGTTAAAAACGTGGCTAGAGAAAAATATTATCGGAGTTAATGCCCGTATTTATGATTTAACTGGAGAAGGAATTTATTTTGAAAGATTTCAAAACTTAATTTATGGAACTTCGAATACAGGAACAGAGGGTATTTATGAGCAATCATTAACTCCTGCAACTGTTTATCCAAACTCAGAATTAGTAACTGGAGATGCAAGCATGTTGCTCACATTAAAGGAATACAATCAACAGAACACCATTCAAGATATAAATTGCACATTACTAGAGTTAGCGAGATTTGGATGGGATCCATGCAATGGATTATTCTCTCCTGTTGATTATTATAATCTTCCTTATGTAGATCCATCAGCCGTATTCTTTGGATCTCCATTTATTGCGCCATTTAAAGATCTTTATGATATTCAATGGAAAGTTACTGTTGAAAAAGAATATGGTGTTTTAACTAGTCACTTTGTAACTAATCCATTATTCATTTATGAAAATGAAATAAAATTCTATAATACTTTTGACACATCAACTATATTTAACGATGACGCAATAGTTCAAATAGAGCAAGGATTTTTAAGAGATCCAAGTATAGATGAATGGGTAAATTCAATTGCATATTCAATTTATCAATCTGATGCATCTGTTGATTCTTCATTAGGTTCATTTGTTTTTGAATCCTCAATGGGAATAAAACAATATACATGGCAATTTACATTAATGCCAGATGTAAACCCAATGATACAATACGCATTTGATGAAAATTATAAAGCTCCGTTATTGACAATTAGTGGATATAAATGGACTGATGTATCGGGAAATACCCATACTTTAGATAAACCATATTATTTGGACATAATCGATGGAGCAATATTTATGTCAGTAGACGCATCATCAATTCCTGGTGGTTTATTGATCGGCAATGAAATTCCTGTTGGAGATACATCTATCGAATATACTACAGTTAAAGCAGGATTAGATTTTAATTATGATACATCATTAGATGAACAACAAATAAAATTAAGCGTTATTTATATTGGGCCAAGACTTCCAATATTCAATTATGATCCGGCAGAAGCATCAACGCTATATTATAATCCAGAGGCTCCCATTACAGTTGTAGAAGATAACAGTGTTTATCAAATGAATGTCAACTATACTGGAGATTACGAAGTTCAAATTTATGGTTGGAATGGGCAAAATAATATGTTCTTCAATATCGGAACAAGACCTTATAATGTATGGCAAAAATATCCAAAAATATTTGCTTATCAAGATACTTCTTGCTTCAATTATTGTTCGAGTACAATCATGCCTTTAAGTGAAGCAAGTACATTAATTTACGAAAATAAATTTCCAGTATTTGATCGTCAAATTCCACTTCAAAGTCTTGAACTTCAATATGATATTGATGGAAGACCTTATATATTAGTTCCTTCAATTACATATTTCCAAGATGTTCCAGAACCAGGATCAATAGCTCGATTCTATAATCTAACTGAAAGAATATCTGATATTTCTGGAAGTACAATTATTATTGATGAAGATTTTCAAAGATTTTATGAAGGTGATGATATTCGCATTGTTCATTTCGATAAGGGAAAATATTCATTTATTACCGAAACAAGCGCAAGGATTACGTCATTAACAAACATCGATGCAGATACAGTACAGTGTGATTTAGATTCAACACCACCAAATTTTGTCATCGATGTATCAACAGAATGGTACGTTTTAAACAATACTGAAAGGGGAGTTGCAAATGGAGTAAATGACTTAGGAAATAAAACATTTACATGTGACATTTCTTCATATCAATTTGAAGTAGGTCAAATGGCTGCTATCCTTATTTTAGATAATAGTACTGGGTATACATATGGATCGTCATTTAAAACATTATATGTAGACGGATCAATTCATGAATTTGAAGGAGTGGTTCCAGAATTCGTTATTGACAATCCAGGAAAATATACATTAACAGCTAAACATGCTTATTCAGCATTTGCTGATTTACAAATAGATGTTAGTGATGCATTTGAAAGCT